TGATATCATGACGCCAGCCACGGCAGTCTCAGCGAATTACCCTTACGGCGCTGCGGAGTTTCTACCATCTCCGGGCGGCAATACTGTCATTAGCACGGGTTACACGAGTAATACACTCCAACACAGTTTCGCTACTTTTACAAAAGGTTCTGATGCATCCGCCGACACGCTCTCATTCGGTTCCAACAGCACCGTGAGCGGGACGAACGGCAGTGCGTCTCATAACTTTTATATGAGTCCGGTGTGGTTCCCAGATGAAAGCAAGCTGTTAATCTTTCGTCACGATTACAGCACGTCGTTTGGCAGTGGATCGATGGACTATAGACTGTCGGTCAATCACGGCGACCTAACTGGCACCGGAAGCTCTGCGAGTTACACTAGCACGTCGCATGTAGTAGGAACCGTGTCCGGAGGCTTCGCACCGTCAGGCACGGTGAATTACTACCCTGAGATCAAACGCGCCGTCTGGTGTGATGGACGAACCGTCGAAACTTTTTCGATGGCTGGCGGTTTTGCTCGATCCGGAAATAGCAGCACAATGCAAACGCAAGATTTCTCAAGCACGGGTTCTGGCGCATACGGCTTCGACATGATCGGCAACTTGTTGGTGGTCTTTGGTCCAGACCTCGACAACAGTAGCACGCTTAGTTACTGGACAGTCGAGATAACAACTGGCGCGACCGCCGCTTCGGACACGTTCACCATAAGCTCGGCGACGGCAGTTAACAGTGACGTAGTTTCCAGTGCGCGTTGCGCGTACAATCCGGACCACGATGGATTTCTTGTGTGGACACAACCATCATCGGGTCAAGCTAAAGTCTACGGCGTTCGAATCGCACGTACCACAAGCAATGCGAACAAACTAACATCGTCAGATGGACGTAATTACATTGGCTTTGCGTCGAACAGCGCAAGCGACGGCGGTACCGTCACAGTCCAGCTAGCCAGTTCTGTTGCGACTCCGACACAGGGATCACTCACCCCAAACACGCTTTACTACGTCAAAGACGACGGAACCGTTGGAACGTCCGATGCGGGATACGGCATTGCCGGTCGCGCTGTCTCTAGTACTAAACTGGTCATCGAGGAGAACTCCTAATGCCCATCAACGATTTAACTGGCGTTCCGATATACGCTGATAAAAATGACGCGAAAGAAAAGCTGTCGCCACGTATTAAACAAGAGTGCGAACGGCGCATTCTTGAGGTCATGCCTGAGTGGCGTCAACGAAATACGATTGCTGATTTGACCAGCGACGACGCTGACACAAAAGCCGTAGCCGCTGTCGAATGGGCGAAGGTCACCGCATTGCGGACAAAGTCGAACGAGATTGAGGCGTCGATCCTGTCGATGACAGACGAGCAAATTGTTAATTTTGAAGCGTTTGACGACGCGCACTGGAGTTAATCATGGGCGTAACAATTTCAGGCAGTGGCACAATCTCGTCATCGACAGGCAGTGTTAGTTTTGACGATGACAACATAACAACAACCGGCACTATACCGGCAGCGCAACTCACCGGCACGATGCCAGCGGTCGATGGCGCAGCGATCACAAATATCAACGCAAGCAACATAGCCAGCGGCACAGTTCCAGTAGCACGGCTTGGAAGCGGCGCTTCAGCAACAAAGTTTTTGCGGGGCGACGGAACCTTTCAAGAAACCGGTGGTGTAACGGAATTAATTTCAACAGTAAGCGCAGTCGAGTCTGACTCCGCTAGTTTCCTAACATTTACTCCTGCAACTGGTTGGTTCGATAATACGTATACGTCAATGTGGATTGAGGGCGAGATGATCCGCGCCTCCGTAAACAACAGGTATATGCAATATCAGCTTTCAACAGCGGACAGTGGCGGGACCCATACTTTTCGCACAAACGGAAACCACTATCGAATGTCTGGTGTGGTAAGAAAAAATCTCAGCGTACAAAATCAAGGCTCAAGTTTTAACCAAATAACCGTAACTGAAGGCGACCCTGATTCGTATGGGTTTGACACACTCGCGAACATGACAGCTATGGGACGCTTTTATGTCGATCTTAGTTGGTTCTGCCAAACCAATATCGCCGGTGTTAACAAAGCAACGGCGGGCAGCACCAACGGGAGACCAATTATAAGCGTCTACCATTGGAACAATCCGAACAATACAATTCTCGACATTCAGTGGAGTCAAATAATTAGTATGTACGCTAATTCTAGTTTAACTGGCATTACGGGCGCTACGAAATGGTCGGGCATTAGGTTTCTTATGAACACCGGCAACATCTCAGGATTAATGAGACTATGGGGTAGAAAATGACTGACATTACAGCAATAAATCCAGCAACGGGTAAGACTGAAACCCGCGACAGTGACAAATGGAAAGTCGAAGCAAAAGATGACGGCATTTACTTTTTGTCAGACGACGACAACGCCGCTGTCTTTGCTAGAGCAGAGGAAGACGCGAAGAGAACGGTCGAGTTGTATTGGGAGGGCCTTCGTTCACACAGAAACATGCTACTTGCGGAAACCGACTGGTGGGCGAGTAGCGATCTTACAATGACTGACGAACAAAAAGCGTATCGTCAGGCGCTCAGGGACGTGCCTTCTAAAGTGTCCGATCCTCTTGACGTAACTTGGCCGGAAAAACCATGACCATCAGACTTAACCCTGCAAATCTAGCGCAAACGCGAAGCGATCTTGGGCTTGGCGATGCTGCGACGAAAACCGTAGGCACGGCAAACGGCAACGTTATTGCAGCGGATGCTACTGGTCTGCCAGCTATAAATGCTAGTCAGGTCACAAACCTAAATGCCTCTAATATTGCCACAGGAACTGTCCCTGCGGCTCGTTTGGGCAGCGGCGCAACCGCGACAAAATTTCTACGGGGAGATGGGACTTTCCAAGAAGCGGGCGGCGCGACAGAGTTGATTAGCTCAGTTACCGTAGTAAGTTCAGCGCCTGTAGATTTTGTAACTTTTGCACCTGTTACGGGATGGTTCGACGGAACTTATCGTGAGCTACATCTATACGCTAATTCCGTTCGCCCCACTGCCAATAATGTCTATCTGCGCCTTGAATTCGCGTATAACGACTCCTCAAGCGGAACTTCGTTTTACACAAGCAACGGTCGGTACTTTACACAGGGCCAGTCAATTAGAAGCAATAGTGAATCTACTTGGGGTACTTTCGACAACTACATAGGTCATACCTCAAATCATCAAGATGCTCAATCGGATTACCTCGGAATTCTGCGCATGGACTTTTCATGGTTTATTAACTCAACAGTTGGAAACCTAAACAAGAACCAGACTCGCAAAAATCCGATGGTTCATTACACATATACGCATGGTGAAGGCACAACCGATTCAAACTCTACTATGAACATGGGGCAAATAAACTGCGTTGACGGAACCGGTGATAATACTTTGACAAACTCTACGGGTTGGGTTGGTTTCCGACTAAAATACAACAGCGGTCAAATCAGCAACGGAGAGTTTTATCTGACGGGTATCAAGGCGTGATTTATGGAACTCGATGCAAGGCTCCTGATTACTTTAGGCGGGATGCTTCTCAGTGTAGCCTCTAGCTTCATCGTTACCCGCCAGAAGTGTTTGCAGCTAGAAGAAGATAGCAAGCAGATGCATAAGAGCATCACAGAACTGTACGATAACTTGGAGAAAAATAACATTTCCACACAAGTTGCGGAGAACCGTGTCAGTGTTCTTTCTTCAATACTTCACCCAGATAAATTAGAAAAACAACACAAAACCATAGCTAAGATGGAAACTGATATAGCGTATCTTCGTTCAGAAGTGACGCGACTAAATCACATGCATAATGGTTCCCATCCCGCTGTAAAAGCGAAAGAGTAATGCCAGTTATACAAAAGTTTTTAATGATACTTGTTTTATACCATGCGGACGGAACATTTACCTATGAGAAAACACTCGTAAATCATGGGTGTCCTCCTGTTGAACTCGTACAAATGAATATGAATATTAGAAGAGAAAAAGGTGAATTTGTAGATTATGATGGTAAATGTTTTCCGTTGGTTTTCAGAACGACACCACAAGCATAAAGGCAGTTCACTGAGTGAACCAGCGCATATTCTAAATAACTATCGACGTACAAAAACAATAATGTACGAAGACATATGTATGTAGGATTTTATAATGTTAGGAATTGTAGACTCTGTTGTCGGCGTTGCTGGCAAGGTTCTAGATAAGTTTGTCGAAGACAAAGACCTACGAACTAAGCTAGACGCTGAACTAAAGTCCCAACTTATAAACCTAGATGCCCTTCAAGCTAAAGCTAATATCGAGCAAGCTAAACATCCTTCTTTGTTCGTTGCCGGTGCTAGACCTGCCATCATGTGGATATGTGCTTTTGCATTAGCGTGGCAGTATATACTCGCTCCTATTACATCGTGGGCGCTCGTAGTGTGGTATCCAATGATTACACTACCAGCTTTAGAAACTGAAGAACTCACTGGATTAATTATGGCATTACTCGGTCTTGGTTCAATGAGAACTGTAGAGAAATGGAAAGGTGTGTCCAGAGAAAATATGAAGAGAAGTCGATAATGGCAGCTAGAAAAAGAGGCGTAAGCTTATCTGTAGGACGCGGCGAAAAACTGTCTACTGCAAGAGGCGCTGGTCTTACAGCAAAGGGTAGGAAAAAGTACAACAGACGCACAGGTTCTAAGCTAAAACCTCCTGCACCTAATCCAAAAACTAGAGAAGCCAAAGGCAGAAAGAGAAGCTTTTGTGCGAGAATGCAGGGAGTTGTTCGTAAATCTAAAGGCCCAGCAAAAAGGGCCAGAGCATCATTAAGAAGATGGAATTGTTAAATGTCTTTATATGAAAATATTCATAAAAAACGCAAGAGAATTAAAGCTGGAAGCGGAGAGAAAATGAGGAAGCCCGGCTCACCGGGTGCGCCTACTGCCGCTAACTTTAGACGAGCAGCAAAGACTGCAAGAAGAAACACTACAACAAAAAGAAAAACTACAAGACGGAGAGCTTGATATGCCTAGCCACTATGGACACGGGAAGATGAAGCTCTGGGACCCTAAAGGTATGTTCGGCATCCCCAAGCAACCACCAGTGAACCAGAAAGACAAAGACGACAAAGCTATGCGGCAAGCGGCTAAGAAAGCTGAAGAAGAACGCAGGAGAAAAGAACGTGAGCAAGCTCAAAGAGACATTAGAAATACTTCATACGGGTCTCGCTGACGAACTACTACAGCGGATTAAGAGTGGCGAAGCTACGTCCGCTGACCTGTCAGTCGCTCGACAGTTTCTCAAGGACAACGGGATCGATGCCTACGCAACGCCTGACAGTCCTCTAGGCAATCTTATTTCACAACTACCCTTTGTAGATGACGACGGTATCATCAAGCCCAATTAATGACTTCAGAAACTTCCTGTGGGTCTGTTGGCAACACCTTAACCTACCACCACCTACACCAGTACAATACGACATAGCACAATTCGTAGACAGCGGCCTCAGGCGTACCTGTGTACAGGCGTTCCGGGGTGTAGGTAAAAGCTGGATTACTTCTGCTTACGTTTGCCACCAGCTTATGCTGGACCCACAGAAGAACATACTTGTTGTTTCTGCTTCTAAGACTAGGGCAGACGACTTCTCTACCTTTACCCTACGCCTCATCCATGAGGTGCCTATCCTACAGCACCTGCGTCCTAAAGAAGGGCAGCGGATGTCCAAGATATCCTTCGACGTAGGACCAGCTAAAGCTTCTCACGCACCATCTGTGAAGTCTCTGGGGATCACAGGACAACTCACTGGTAGCCGTGCAGACCTCATCGTCGCTGATGACGTTGAATCTGCCAACAACTCCCAGACACAGATGATGAGGGATAAACTCTCAGAGACCATCAAAGAATTTGAAGCGATCATCAAGCCTAACGCTCGTATCTTGTTCCTTGGAACACCTCAGACAGAAATGTCGATAT